CCCGGGTGGCGCTACAGATATATATATGTGATGGTCCTCACAAAAATCTCATTTTCAGCCTCCCTATGCAAATATCTTGACAAACCCCCCAATATACGTTATCTGTAGTTATATGGCGGTTTAGGTAGTAAGGAGTTCCAAATGCGGCTACACTTGAACCTTTTCTATGCAAAAGTAATAGGGCTATTCCTGATACTGGGTTCAATTGGATGCTCAACCTGCCATAGAGAGAAGGAAGAAGTACCTAGAAGTTCTTTGGAAATAAGGCAGTATGCTATATCTAATTCCTGTAGGATCACCTGTGGTCAATCCTCGGGATCTGGTATATTAGCCACAGAGAATATAGCTCTTACAGCAAACCACGTTATCTCTGATTATCTATACGGGAGTATTGTTGGGGTAGAAATACCCGGAGATCAGATATCAACGAATTGGGAGGTTGTATATTCTAGTTCTGTGTATGATCTAGCTATTATTAGACGACCAAGCTCCAAGGGACCGGGACGTAGGCGTTGGGTCGGGTGGTCCCCCTCTCTCACCATCGGGCAAAGGGTTTACGCCTCTGGTTATCCTTGGGGCATTGGTCCTATATTGACAAGTGGGTATCTATCCCGTATAAGTGGAGATTACTTTTGGATATCAGCAAACGCCTTACCCGGATCATCCGGTAGTGCAATATACGGATCAGACGGGAAGGTGATCGGAATACTTGTGAGAGGATTTGTTAGAGGGGGGGATTGGTCACAGTTTACTTTTCATGCTATTCCTGTTAGTTTGTTAGCAGGAGAGCTATCTAAATTGGGCGTTAAGTAGGAGAGTTTATGCCAAGTCATTTTAAGAAACAGATGATGTGTACCTGTAGTAATTCTACGTTCACTTCACAACCTGTTGTTTTTACCAAGCCTGAAGGCAAGTGGTCTTTTGGTACCGATGTTGTTCTGAAGTGCCTAGTATGTCTGAAGGAGTATATTTTCGTGGATGGTACCACGCAGCTATGCTCTGTTACCCAGACGGACGGGAAGGCACTGGTAAGGAGTTCACACACAAGACAAGCTCCGTTACCAGATGTAGACTCGGTATCCGTTGGCGCTATGGTAGGTAAGGCTGTAAGGAAGAAGAAGCCCTCTCAGGAAATATTCCCTACAGGTGGAAAATGATTGAGGGGATAATTATCGGGATACTTCTTATCGGAGCGTTTTCTGGGGGACTATATACCGGACATAAGTTTTCAAAAGTCACCCAAGCTCCGAAATGGTTTCAAGCCCCGGTAAATACGGAACGGGCACAAGCCATAAAGGAGATGAAGAACGAGGATGACTATCTAAAGAAGTTTATGGACTCTTACCAGAAGAGTATGTTTATGACCCAAGATGATTTTAAGGGGAAGAAGGATGTCGGAAGCACCGGATAAGGAGTACACCTCTAGGAGATACTTGGAGTCTGAGGAAGAGATCGACAAGAACGAGGCTCTTGAAAAGGCCAAGAGTTATGTAAAGACCGGAAGGCGAGCTAGGGGACTAAAGAAGTTTCTAGACGAAGACTGGTTTATATCTAAACTATATAACTGGGCGGAGAACGCTTCAAAGGAAGACATGAAGATGGATGCTCTTATTAGACTGGGACAACTTCTTCACGGTTATTTCCGTCCTTATGACAAGCAGAAGAATCAGGTTGCAGACGTTACTTTCTCGGAGGCACCACCAATAGATGGCAAAGAGAAAGTACAATAAGAGGGAGAGGACCCCCGCACAAGAGGCAGCACTAAAGAAGAAGAGATCTGAGGCTGCGAAGAAACGGTGGGCTAAGTGGAAGGAGAACAAAGCCACGACTAAGGCGCAGACTCCTGTTCCGCAAACTTCCCATGATTCGTTTAAGAAGCTTAACGTATCTATGGACTATAGCCCCAGACATATGCAGGTGCCAGAGAAGCACTAAAGCAGATCTATAAATATAATCGTTTCCCTAATCTCGGATGGATCATCTCCCCTACCTACCCCATGAGCCAAGTCCCTGAGCGTATGTTCAAAGCATATGCCGGGGACTTGGTTGCTAAACACTTGAAGGGGGAACGGGCTTTCTTAATGGTCCCTCCGAAATCTATGCCTAACAACTACTACAGAGTGGAGGTAAAATCTGCCGAGGAACCGGATCGTCTCCGTGGTCCGTCCCTCGGTTGGGTATGGATAGACGAGGGCGCGATGATCTCAAAAGATTGTTGGGACATTCTTTTAGGTCGTGTCCTCGATTCCAAAGGCATCATTTTTATTACGACAACCCCAAGGGGAAGAAACTGGCTTTATGAAGATGTATACCTCAGGTCGGAGAAGGACGAAAGATACGTTTGTTTGCAAGCACCTACAGCGGAAAATCCTCACTTGGATCCGAAAGAAGTCGAGAACCTACGAACCAGATATTCAGGCGAATTTGCGAAGCAAGAGCTAGACGCAGAGTTTATGAGCTTTGAGGGACTGGTGTACAAGGGCTACAAGCCTCCGTATCACCATGTCAAGCGCAGGGAGATCCCTCAGAACGCAGAGATCGTATGTGGTGTTGACTTCGGATATAACGATCCATTCGTCTGCTTGTGGCTAGCTAAGTGGGATAACGTGTGGCACGTTGTCGATGAGCATTACCAGAACCACAAGACTATAGACTATCATATACGGGTTATAAAAGAACACCCTCTGAGCATCTGGAATAAACATTTATCCTGCTATTAAGACTCAGGACAAGGGATCTCGTAAGTGGATACACACCGGGATTCAGGAGGTGACTAGGTGGCTTAACCTGCAATCCCCTAATGGAGATCCTCGGTTTGAGGTCTGGAAGAATTGTGTTAATACAAACGCAGAGTTCATGCAGTACAGGTACCGGGAGTCCAAGATGAATTCCGGGGAGATACCTGTTGATGTTTCTAATCATGCCATGGATGCGTTGCGATATGCGATAACGTCAGAGTCAAGAACTAGGGGAGACTTCCACCCAAGGTACCCGGATGACAAGGGGAACGCAAAAATTATGACGAGCAAGGATAAGCTGAACAATACCTTGTCAGAATATTTTTCTCACGCAGACAAAAATAAGACTAGACAAGGGACCTCAATTTTCCCATCATGGTACATGGACTAGAATATGCCTATTTATATTTATAAGTCGTGTTCAAGTTTGTCCACGCTGGTCGTGCGGTAAGCAGATGGAGAGACAATTTAATGCTCCATCTATTAACAACGGGACTCGTTCTACTAACTCGTTCCAAAAGTATCGCAGGGCTTTCGGTAACTCGGTGGATAAGTGGAATAATGTGGGCGACATGGATAAGCACATTAAGGCGAAGAACAAGGAATTTGGATTGAATATCGAACCTTTGGGGAGCTAGTATATGCCAATACCGCCTTCACTAGTAGGGGACAAGGGGGTTCCAAACGTATCGATGAACGAGGATGAACTCGTTGATCGCGTTTGGAAAGACATTAAGAAGGGTAAGAAACGCAGGGATATCTTTGCCAAGAACTGGCATAAGTGGTATTCCCTGTATTCTGGAAACCACTGGGACAAGGCTAGGCCAGAGTGGATGTCTGAGCCAGTAATCAATCTTACGTTCTCCACTATTGAAACCATCTTACCGATCCTTACGGATAACGCTCCTCAAATCTCAGTGGTTCCGTTTGAGCCAGATGATATTGATATCGCCAGAGTCTTGTCTGAGATAGTCAAGGCTAACTGGGAGTATAACGATATGGATGTCAAGCTACCTAAGGTTGTAAAGAATACCCTTATCTTCGGTAACGGGTTCCTAAAGGTAGACTGGGATCAGGGTGCGAGGAAGGGTCTAGGGGATATCAGAATGACTCCCATTGATCCAGAGAGCATTGTAGTCGATCCAAACGGGGTATGCCCAGATTCTATACAATGGATAGCACAGGTCCAAAACGTACCGAAAAAACTACTTGAGTCAAACGAGGTTTGGGCAAGTAAGGTCGGGGATATCCGTAGTGGTACCTTTGACCCAACATTTACTATAAATAGAACTATATCCTCCCAAGGTTCCAGAAGGTCGGGAGACGCACAATATACAGATACCCAAGGGAAGCAAGCGTGGGACTACACAACGGATGGTAGGCAGAACAAGGACACCGATGACTTAGTTACTCTGGTGGAGCTTTGGGAGCGCGATGCGTTTACCGGGGAGATCAGGAAGGTTGTTATCGCAAACGACACACTCCTAGAGGACTCCCCGTCACCATTCAAACACGGATACTTCCCTATAGTGCAGTTTGTTGACTACGCGGTAGGTTGGGAATACTGGGCCTCGGGTGAGGTGCAGCACGTTGAGAAGCTACAGATGGAGATAAACAAGCGTCGAGGAATGATGATCGACATTCTAAAATTCACCTCGATGCCGATGCTCGTTGTAGATCCTACATCTGGTGTAGACTACGAGAACTTGGTGGCTCGTCCCGGCTTAGTTATACCAGCAATCGGTGGGGGACAGGCAGTAAACTGGTTGCCACCCCCAAGGATGCCCGGTGAATTGTTTGCTATGAATGACCGGGATAAGCAGGACTTCGATACAATCCTTGGTAATGTAGACGTTTTGCAGGGTCGTCGTCCTACGGGCGTTGAAGCTGCTGCCGCTATCGAGGCACTTACTGAGGCAGCTAATACTAGGATGCGACTCAAGGTTCGGTATCTGGAGGCATCGTTACGTCAGGTCGGAAGGCTTGTGGTATCAATGATTCAGCAGTTCTATAATACAAAGCGAATCATCAGGGTTACTGGTCGTGACGGTGAGGAACTTCTTGATGCTGCGGTTGACTTTATTACGGTAAATAATCCCGAGGGTGTTACAGATGAGGGTCAGCTTACCCTTGATAATATTATTCCTGAAGATACAGAGTTCGATGTTCGCATAGGTGCAGGGTCTACGTTGCCAGTTAGTAGAGCAACGAGATTTAGTCAGGCTATGCAGTTATATCAGGTTAAAGCCATTGACCAGACGGAGCTTCTCAAACATTCGGCTTGGCCGAGGTTTGAGGAAGTTATCGCTAGAATGAGACAGGAACAGGCTCAGGCTATGGCTATGATGAGACAAGCACAAGGAGGATCTCCGAGTGGTTCGGAAGGTCTAGGTGCCATGATGGGTGGCGGCAAACCGCCAGAAGAATAAGGAGGCAAATATGCCTATTGGAAAAAAGGGGAAACTCAAGTCCCCAACTTACGAAGGGGGAGCTTTCCCGTCCGATCTTCCGTCAAGGACTAGTCCCGGTAAGGGTACGGTAGGTCCTGCGGGACTTGGTATTGGAAAGAATCCACCTGCGGGTAGTCTTTCTAGCCCTAAGCGACCGACTGGTTTTGCATCACCTAGTAAGGGTGTTGGACCGGATATGGGAAAAGCTAAGGGAAAGACTGGTCCTAACTACTAGGGGTAGCTATGGCAACAGGAAGAAACCGGGATATGTCTAAGGAGTACCTCTCCACTATGGTGAGGATACGAACCGATGTGCAAGGTCACATTATCGTACAGTTCCTTAATCCATCTACAGGTGAGTATTCGCAAACTCCTCCCGGCATTTCGGAACGCACCTCTGCTGAGTTTTGGGGTGGCGGCTCCGGTGGCGGAGGTGGGGGAGGAGGTTCCGGTGGAGGACCTCCGGGTGGTGGTGATGATGACCCCGGTAGGAAGGATGAACCAGACCCTAGAAATCGTAAAGAAGATCCAGCTTCAAGCTATCAACATGATGCCCCTGAACCTAATCAACCTGATGGACCGGGTGGAGGATGGAAAATACCGGATGACTGGGTTCCTACTGGTGGGGAACCTACTCCTGTTGGTGGTGGTGAGGACGATCCTGAGAACCCAACTGATGCCCCTGTCGCCACGGGAGATGATGGTGGTTACTACGACCCAGTAGATCGTCCTGAGCAACCAGTCGGTACTGGTACTCCACCTCCTATACCAGAGGAAGAGGAAGTGAGGGACGAGGAGGAAGGCGGTCGCCCGTTACCGGGTGCCTTCCCTGAGTTCGGTAGTGAACCAGAAGGTTACGGTGGTCCTCCCGGTGGGTCAAACGATAACCCCCCTGATTGGCCCGGTTGGAGAGAAGGTGCCCCTAAACCACCGTTCTGGAAAAACCCAGAGGGTGAGAAAGAATTTGATAAGAGGAGGGAAGGAGAGGTGTGGGAAGCTATCCCCGGACCCGGTGGAGGAGGAGAACAGGAACCTGCGGAGTGGGAAGAGGATGAGCCTACCACTACTGGGGTAGGTCCAGAACCCGGTAGGGATCTTATGAAGGGGATGTCCTTTTCCGTAGGTTCGTCAGGGTTTTCTCAGCCCTCAGTAGAGAGTCAGGATGAACAGGCGCTTAACAGGCAGAGGATGGATTTTCTACGAGCTATCGAAGGTCCGGTAGATGCTGAGGCTATTTCTTATACTGACACGCTAGGGTCACCGGGTGATATTGGTATGCAAGGACAAAGGGGTTCACAATATATTGAAGGTGGCGCTGAGATTAAAGGTGGGATAAAATCGTTTGCAAACCCAATGGCAGCAGCAGATCACGCTAGAAAGCAGAATAGACGTAAGGCACTTATAGATGGAATACCAAGAGTTTCAAATCGGACAGATAGTGGTGGTGGTCACGGAGGTCCCGAGTAGTGAATATGAATAGAACTTCATTACTTAGGTCGGCATCTCCGCAGGAGTTACTTAGACCAAGCCCACCTAACCCCCATCAGGAGGACCCTATAATAATGCCATCTGAACCTCCTACTGACTTTTATCAGCAGTTAATGAAGTTATCTAGGTTCCCTCCTGATTGGATTCCGGGGATGGCACTTACTATGGAGGACATCGACGAGAGTTTTATGACTCCCGGAGATGATTTAGTAGAGGATGAATTATAAAGTGTATTTTCCTAAGGACGGTAAAAAGTGGGTCATTCGTAACGACCACACTAAGAAAGTCCTTTACGCTGACTCCGTTATTATATTAAAAGAATCCGAGGCTGTGTGCGAACCTATTGACAAAAGTAGTACAGAATGTTATATATTAGTTACAGGAGCCGACAAAGAGGTATTCGATAGTGTATTGGTGCTTAAATAATTGTCGGGTTGTGGGAAACCCCGTTTTAAGTTTCCCGTATTTTTAGTTGAATTTGGAGTTTAGTATGAGTGACGAACCAACAACCAACCCCGACTCTGGATCTGATGAGCAAACCTCAAATGATGAGGTTCAGGCAGGATCTAGTGAAGGACAAGTTGAATCTGGTGGTGAGTTTTCCGCCGGGGGAAAGGACTTTGGTAACCTAGAGGAACTCCGTAACGCCTATGCTGAGTTACAGAAAGGGTTTACAAAGAAGACCCAAGACCACTCAGAGTTTAGGAAGGGTGCGGAACAAAACCGAAGGGCTATTGAACAAATCCGAAACACACCCGGATTGTCGGACCAAATCCGAGGGTATTTACAGAGAGATCAGCAGAGGCAAGGGCAACAGAGGAACCAACAAAGGCAAGGACCTCCGGGTGCTACACCCCTGTCTGGCGGACTTTCGGATGTGGACGAGCAGCGTATGGCTAGGATGGAGCTTCAGTTTGAAACCCAAAATCTGAGATCACAGCATCCAGAACTTTCAGACGAAAATCTGCGTGACGTTTATCAATTAGCGGCAGATATGTCTGATAAGTGGGACGCTGACGTACCGTTGGAAGATGCCTATACAAAGTGGGCATGGGAAAACAAAGGTGCGGAGTTGTATCAGAAGGGTCTTACAGACAAGGAAGCAGAGATCCGAAAAGGTCGCGCAGCAGGTACCACTCAGGCAGTTAGCGGCGGAGAAAGGACTAGACCCAAGTTTGATGGTAACGCTCCGGGTAATGAACGCAGGAGTTATATTGATTCCCTCCTTAAACGAGAGGGAATTGATTTGTCCGGGTTCGACCGGGGCTAGTTTTTTAGTGTATATGAGGTAAATTATGGCTTTGCCGTATGACCAAATTACCGCTATGACACACGCACTTATCGAGGACAGTGCGGCGGATAACTTTTTCGATAGCAACCCTCTTTTTTATTGGTTGAAAGAAAAAGGACAGGTCATCTATGATGGGGGTACTCATATTCAGGAACCCATTGTATATGACGATGTTGACGCTGCCGGGTCTTTTGCGAATTACGATATTCTTGATACTTCCCCGAATGAGCAGCATACCGCTGCGGAAACAGATATTCGGAGGTATTATGTCAATATCGTAATTTCAAGACATGAGCTTCTCCGTGCGAGTGGCAAACAAGCGGTTATCAATCTCTTGGACTCTAAAGTTCAGGTAGGTAACTTAACAATGGCAGATCAGATTTCAACTGATCTTCACTCGGCTAATACAGATTCCGATGTTGGGATCGTCGGGTTACAGGCTATTGTTAAATCTACTGGTACTCTACATAGTATCGCTCCCGCAGACGCGCCAGTCTGGGCATCCTCTCTGGGTACCCTTTCTGGTGGCGCATTGACCCTTCGGGCGATGGATGATCTGTGGGAAACTCTGTCCGTAGGAAATGACGCTCCTAAAATGTTGGTAACAACAAGAGCGGCACTTTCTAAATTCAAATCTCTACTTGTCGCCAATCAGAGGTTCGGAGAAGCGGAAAAGGTTTCTGGCGGTTTTAGGGCTGTTATGTTCAATGATGTCCCTGTTTTTGCTGATCCTAAGACGGCGATCCTTCCGGGTAACGATCATTATATGTACTTCCTCAATCCTAGTTGGTTGAAGATGTATGTACATCGGGATGATAACTTCACCTCGACACCGTTCCCGGTGACGCCTAATCAGGACGTTGTGGGTAGTCGTTTGACGGCATCTTTGCAGGTCATGTGTAACAACAGACGTATGCAGGGATATTTCAACGACATTGATCCTACGGCGTAAGGAAGGAGGAATTACTATGGCTGAGAAGTTTCAAACTGGTGGTGTCCTCTTTCACGGGGATGCTGTTACTGATGCTGGGACAACCCAGTTGTTTCCACTTGGATTCAAGATGGTCTTTCATCGTTTATTGCTGATGACGCTACAGGTCAAAAGTATTGGACCATCACAAACGATATCTCGGCATCTGATGTCGGTAAGGCTTTAGTTGCGGGTTCCGCTACTGCTATTATCGCAGATGGTGGGTTTGGGTGGATGCAGACTCAGGGATTTAAGACCCTGACCACGGCGGCTGTCGGTGCTGTCGGCGACCTTGTTGGTATAGCCAATTCGGACGCAGGTGTACCGGAAGTTACCACGGTATTAGGTACTGTTGCAGGTAAGTGTAATGCTGCCCTTAGTACAAGTGGTGGCACGTTCACGTTCTGCTATCTTACTCTAAACTAGGTGGTGTGGATGGTAGTCTCCCCTCTAAGGGAGGCTACCTCTCCATTTTGGAGGCACTATGGGATTCTTTGAACACGCAGAGCATGGATACCAGTTCATAGTACCTACAGTGTATAGCGGGGCACAGTCAGGGGTAGAGGTTCTCGCAGCCCAGTCAGGAAAAAGAATTGTTATAGACAAAATTATTTTCTCTAGGGATCAGGCAGGGACAATGAAGTTACTCTCAGCCTCTACTGATGTAACGAATACTTTTTATTTTGATGCTAAGGGTGGCGTTGTTCTTGATGACCTTAGGTTGGTGTGTGGTAATACCGAGGCACTAAGTATCACAACTACCGGAGACGGAGATCACTCCATACTGCTGAGGTATTATACGCAGTAATGACTAATCTAGCCGCTTTAACTACTGACTTACAGACTAGGTTTGCCGATAAGGAAGGTAGGTTTCTTACCGAGGCAGATGCACACAGGTATCTTAATGTAGCGTACCACGAATTTTGTGGGAAGACAGATGCCCTTAGGCGGGAAACCGGAATTCCCGTAGTTGCAAACCAGTATATGTACGAGCAACCAAGGGACTTTGTAAAGCCCGGTATTATGATGTGGATGAAGGATACCAGAAGGCGACTAGAGTTTAAGCCTTTAAGATATTTTGCCGAGTATGGGGGACTTGATCTAACCAGAACAGGACCACCCTACTTTTATACATACCATATAGGGGAATTGGGGGCAAGTGGTGGGCAACTACGCCTTTGGCCCTCACCCACATCTAGTTCAGAAACTACTACCCATCCCGGTAATATTGGGGCTAGTGTTTCTACTATAACTGTAGTTAGTACAGCAAACTTTAGAGATCGTGGTTGGGTTAAACTAGGCCAAGAGCAGATACTATATTATTCAAAGACACCCACAACATTTAATCAATGCGAGCGTGGTGTTGGTGGATCTATTGCGGGAACTCATCTTGCGGGTGGTACTGTTACTCAGCTTGATATCCATATGTGGTACTATTATCAGGATACTGATATGACTGGCGGGACACAGAGTCCCCAGTTCCCTGAGCCATTCCATGACTGTTTGGTAGTCGGGGCTTTATATAGAGCGTTGCTATCAGATGGTAGAGAGCAGCAAGCAAGACCCGCACTTCAGGAGTGGGCAGGTATGCTAGGGTGGGGTAAGTCAGAGTTCCAGAAAGCCCAGTCTAGTAACTTCTTAAATATAGGTAGGCAAAGTGGGTACGACTAATGGCAGAGCTTATAGAAGGTGCCGATAATCTAGAGGGTGGACTTGTTACCAACGTACCCAGTCACCTACTGAGGCGTAGCCAATCCCCCGATGCTATTAACTTTGATCCATCTAATCAGGACGGAGTTACTAAAAGACAGGGCTTTACTACCTATCTAGCATCCGGTGATGGTGGTACTTGTAATACCGCAGGTATAATAATCGCTAGAGATACCGGGGTAGCATCAGGTAGTAAGAGAGTAGTAGTTGCGGCCACCAATGTAGCGGGGGCTTGGAAGCTATATGACGTTACTGTTGCAGGGTGGTCACCTGCGGGTATACCGGGTGGTTGGGACTTCTCTGGGGCGACTGGAGATTTGTCTACATTTAGCTACCCGGTTGACTTACATATGTATGATGATCTTACTATTGTTCTAAACAAGGGTGGTGGTCCTTGGAAGAGCATAGGAAGTCCTGTTGCCATCGACTTAGGTGCCGCTGCTTCTGATATGGCTTTAATAGCAGGAGCGCAGTATGGTGAGATCCATAAGGGTAGATTTTGGGTGTCTGGAAGAACTGCTTCGCCAACTACTATTTATTGGAGTGACCTCCATGACCCTACGAGTTGGACACCTAATGCGGAGTCACCAAACGCGGGTAACGAAACCCTAAATAAAAATGACGGGAATCAAGTTAATGGTATGTGTTCCGTAGGTGAGGTTCTGTATGTCTCTAAGATATCACCTGAGACTGGAACGAACCCCAACGGAACAGAGGGATCTATTTATGGACTTTTTGGAACGGACCAGATCCTCAGTTCTGCTATTAGAAAGGTTGCTAATTTCCCTGCGGTAAGTCACAGGGCGATGATTGATTATGATGGAGTCCTTGTGTGTGCTACCCCAAATGGGATATTCTCCGTATCTGGTAAGGGAATTGCCCTGTTATCCAGAGATATACAGGATCTATACGAATCAATACCAAATAAAGACAGTATACAAATCTGTAGATATAGGAACCAAATACTATTCGCCTATGATTCAGCAGGTAGTTCTTGGCCCAATCAAGTCAACAATAGAATTTTGGTGCTAGATATAGGTCGTGGGAGATGGAGTCATTACACCGGAACAATCGGCAATATAAGCTGCATGACAAATGAGTGCGATACCGGGGAAGTAGTATTTATTGGTAACGGTGTAAATAGACGACTAATGCAATATCCCGTTGGAACAAACGATAACGGTGTTGCGATAGCCTTCCACTGGTCCACCCCGGATCTAGACTGGGGAGATTTCTTTAGGGATAAGCAGGTAAAGCAGTTCTTTCTATACACCTTAGATACCGGAGACTTTGACCTGAAGCTAACTCGCACGTTGGATGGTGCCCCACAAACTGATACTCCTAATATAACTGTAAACGTGCAAGGGACAGGAACTATTGATAAGCTAGTCCACAGAGTTGTAACTCCATCCGGGGATAGGAACTCCCGGTTTACTAGGTTCAAAATAGAGAACAACGAGCTTAATGAGCCGATAACTCTTCGTGGGTTTTCCTGCTATGCTAATATGTTAGATGCTACGAGGTAATATGAAACCGAAACAAGACGACGAATACGGTGATGGATTCCTTAAAAAATTCGTGGACTGGATGAATGAGAAGGATAGGAAGAGGGCAAAGAAGGAATGGGAAGACCGTGGTAGTATAGATTATTACGGAAGGTTTCCAGAAGATAAGGGGTATATTCCCAATGATGGACCACACGAAGGTGGATATGGTAGTGGAAAGGACTTCACTAGGATTCCTGAGAGACACGGTGGTGGTTACGTGATAGGTGAACCAGTGGATAGTCCCAGTGGAAGGGACTGGGAAATAAAGGGAGATAAGCCTGTAAGGATTCGTAAGCCACCTATTGACAAGGAGGGGTCTACGTTCACCTTTACTCCCGGACCCAAGGGTCAACTCGGAGAAGGTTGGCAACCGCTACCATACCCCGAAGATCCACCTTATACCCCACCTAAACCTGTTCCTCCGCCGCTACCGAGTGGTGGTACCCTTACTGATACTCCGGGTCTAAGGGGTGGAGTAACAGACTTGATAGGTAGGAAGACCCCCACAGGTAATCGTGGCACTAGAAGAAGAATATTGCGAGGACAAGCCTAATGAGTTCTATATCAGGTGGAATACTTAGTTCAATAAGTGGGGCACAGCACGTTGCGTATACCGTTCAAACCGATAACTACACTGTACTTGATACAGACCTATTTATAGAAATGAATCACTTGGTTGGGGGGAAACTCATTACGCTGCCTCTTCTGGCTGACACCGCTAATGGCAGGATGATTATAGTTGTAAATAATAGCAACGGAACTACCAGAATTAGGCCAGTGTTCCCAGAGGCTATAAGTGGAGGGCTTCAATGGCAGTTGAACAACGTGTACGATTCTGTTATAGTGGTAAAAGGTAGCACACAATGGCTAGTTGCAAGTGAGAATGTATAATGCGTGTAAAGAAGAAGAAGAAAAAGAAGAAGAACGGATCTAGGCAGAGTATGCTTAGATCTACTAAATCAATAAAGAGTCCGTTACTTAATACAAGGGGATATTAAAATGCCGAGGGAAGTTTTCACTCCTGATGATACCAGTAGACGCAGAAAGCAGGAATGGTATGACAAGAGGAAGAAGCAGAAGTCTATTAAAGGTAAGTCTCTAAAGGCCGGGAAGGACTGGACTGGGGAGGACGACGATGATGACGCTACCAAGGTCAAGACAGATCCCGCTGGTCCACAACCAAAGGCTAGGGGAGACAAGGGCGAATCCGAACCTGCCGAGTCAAAGAAAGAACCGGGGCCAGATGAAACCCCCGCCGATACCACGGATGCGACTGATGATGGTTCAGACCTTGCCGGGGGCATCGGGTTAGTGCTAAAGGGAGTATCTAGTATTAACAAAATTAAAACTGGTGGATCAAAAGGAGGGACTACTGGTAGCGTAGCAACTGATCTTATGGACCTTCTTGAAATGTTATCTGGTAAAAGAGCTAAGAGAAAGAAGGGGAAATAACAATGCCTAAAGGTAGTGGTTTAGACAGTCCATATTACGATATCGGTATGGAATCTCTGTCAGCAGGGTTCTCAGTATTTACGGGTATTATGATAGCGACTGGTGGAGCAGGTCTTATACCTGCTCTTATTGCAGGTGGAATTACTGTTATTGCATCGTTCTTCTTTGGCGAGGATAAATGGGATCAGGCTAAAGATCAGATGCGAGAAGTTAGACAAGACGCTATTGATAAGATCGAGCTAGATATGACACTAGCAAATCAGGAACATGGTATCGCTAAGATGGATATTCGTGACCATATCTCTGCCGCAAATAGAGATGAGAGTTCCTCTATATCTGATACATTATTTAGTAGTGAGGATCAAAGATTTGGTAGACAAATGACAGGACTAGCAAATGTTAGACATAAAGTACCTCAGTTAATAACAGATACATTTTATGACAATGATGTATATGATGGTGTAGCTAATTATAATAATGCTATGGCATATGGTGATAAATATATGGAGGGATTAAACTCTTTATATGGAGTATTGACTCCTAGTAGTCTTGGGAGAAGTCCTAATACTGCTGCTCAGGGTCAATGGACAGGATCGCAAAGTACCGGATGGGAGTCAAACTATGACTTCGCGTAGGAGAAATTATGAGAACTAGAATAGGACCAAAGAATAAGCCACGCAGAAACCTATTGGGACAAGACCCTTTAGATGATATGTATTGGGATGAAAGTGTAATATGGGAAGGGCAAGATCCACCACCGGACTTAGGTGATGATCCGATAGATGATATGTACTGGGATGAGAGTGTTATCTGGAACTCTGGTGGGAAGCCACTAGATTCTGGACCAAGACCCAGTACGCCCCCTACAGGAGCAGACGGATCTTTACCTAAACCCCCGTCAACAGTACCGGGTCCACGATCTGCTCCGGTTCCCGGAAATTTACCCATGCCCAAACCCCCACGTGCTAAAAAACAAGCTGAAGTTAATCTGGAAGACCTGTGGCACGACTCTCCAAGTAACCCCGACTATGTAGCACCACTAAGTATAGATGAAGACGTTTCCGGGGCACCCATGCCTCTTAGAGAACCATCCCTTGACAAGCGGTCGGATAGAGAGTATAAGGGTAGACCGAGGATCAAGCAGAGGTTCAACAGGTTTTCAGGAGGTTGGTAATGCCGCAGCATTATTCGCAAGAAGAAGAGTGGGCGTTTTATAACCAAGAGGAGGAGCCTCAGAACTCCTTCATTGGTCCTGAAAATATGTTCACAGATTCTAACCCCGATCCGAATGAAATGAATAACTACCTTTCTGCCATGAGAAAGGTTAGATACTCAAAGAAGAAATATCGATCCGATCCTATGGCCCAAAGACAGGGCTTTGTTGATATCGAAGAATACATGACTCCTGAGGAAAAGGTATCGTTCCGAAGAATTAGTCCTATCATGGCTAATTACGAGTCTCAGTGGCTCCCCAATCAGGCACTCCCACAACCACAAACCTCTGATGAGAAAATAGCTTTCCAAGCTATACTGGAATCAAAGAGTCCTGCAACTGCAACTGAGGAGATTGATCTAACAGGATTTGAGGATCCTGTGGAGCCTCAGGAAGAAGGGAATATACTCGATACTTTCCGACCAGATCAGGGCCAACTGAATCAAATGGCCGGGAACATAAATGATTCACGAACTGATATTCCTTGGCAGGGACCCCAGAACGCACCGGAGGAGATGGGAGGTGAGATGCAGCCGAATCCTCTTGAGGAGGACGAGGAAGCATACGATCCTGATGAGGGGGTCTGGAAGAGGGGTGCTGACTTCTTGAAGAAGGAGGGAAGTAATTACGGGGTAAAGCCAACAGTTACCACCCCAATTGTTGATCTTCATGGTGGTGAGATAACAGATATAGTCGCACTAGCCGATCAACTGTCAAGCTGGGATCAAGGAGATAGCCCGTTTGACCCTCAACAGGCTTACGATTACTACGTTTCTGGTAAAGAGCATTACTGGTCTGATACCGGAACTGGAAATATGGTCCGTGGTACTGTCATCGATATGATGCCACCACAGATGCAGCAAGCTGCGATCCAACTAAAGAAGATTGGTGACGAGCTTCCAGAGAATCCACTTGGTAGTGTAGCTAACTACTTAGCTAAGGAGTTCAACCTACAGAAGAGTGACGTTATTGAGGAAATGAGTCAGATAAGGAACAAGCTAAAGGAGGACGGTCTTGGTATCCCCCACTGGGTCTTAGTTGCTATGGTCGTTCTGATGGAACTGTCTAAGCCCGGTTCTGGTGTAGCAATAGCCTCTGCCTTAGGTCAAATGAAGGAAGGAAGGGATGACAGATTACTAGCTAGGTATGACCAACTTGATACCTCACTTAATAAATACTCTCCCGAAGAGATGCTAGACATCAGAAATAAGGAGGCAGATCTAGCTCTAAAGAATCAGAAAATGTTTATACAGGAGGATACCCGACGACACCAGAGGGGGGAGGCTTTAGATGATAGGGTTGAAGAAACTGTAAAGAACATACAGATAGATATCCGAAAGTCAGAGGATCAGATAAACAGGATAAATTTGGATTCGACATCCTTTATGGAGTCACTATCTAAGGGAGCTAATATACATCACGGAGAAATTCTTCCAGAAAATAAGGCGGTATTAGCTTGGATGGAAAACCTTACGGGTAACGAGATGAGAAAACAAGTTACCCTACAGGCGAAAATAGGAATTATACGGGAGGCACAGAGTAACGGGTTTGCGATAAACCCCCATGATGCGGATAAGATAGCGAACTGGACACAAAAGGCAGAGGGGTTGGCTTATTGGTTAATTAAAAATAACGGTAAGAAGATTTCCGATCCTGATATGTTATTTGAATTTCCTATGAATCTGCAAAATCAAGCTCCACTTGGACTTGACAACCCCCCGGCTATACCGATTCAGGGTATCGGAGAGATTACACAAGCTGCCGAAAACCTAAACCGTATAGCAAACAACCCCCGGTATAGAAACGCTGAGACTGGTACACAATATTTCAAAAAGTTGGCACAGACTCAGGCGCTTCTTCTGAATGAGTTCCAAAATCTAAGGGCGAAAGGTAAGAGGGAGAGGCAAGAAGCCCTTAAACATGAGAACAAGAGAGCCGCTAACCGTAATAAGCGTGCGGCAGCTATGAAAAAAGCTATCGCTGACTTCAAGAGGTCACAGGGGGAAAAGGGTTCACAGGGGTCTAAGGGCGCGAATCAGCCAACTGGGAAACGATTGCAGGAATTACCGGGGCATACTAAGGGTCAGCGGGACAAGCCTTATCAGGGGATGGGGGATAAGATAGAGACAGCCACCGGGTTAGCCTTGAGCGGAGGAAGGGCGGGACCCAACGCAGGTGTCCATCCGTGGCCTTACCTAGAGCCTAAGCACAAGGAGAGAGCGACTGCCAGAGAAAAGGAACTGAGGAGCCTACATGGGGGTAAACACGCAGGGGGAGCAGGTGTTGTAGGGACAAGGAGGGGACCGATGAGTACCCTCTTCGGGCATTTAATGGGGGAGAAGAATCCCCGTATGGAGTAGAGTATGGCTCAAGAATCTGAATCTGGCAATCTTTACCAAGAAGACCCTGTATACCGAAGAATCCAAAATCTAACCAACTACTATAATCCCAAACAAAGGTCTGCTTACGTTTCGGCTCAGGGAGAAGACCCCATCTATGCCCCAAGGTACGCCGACCAGTATAGTAAAGGGGGTTTAGTAAATCCGTGGGATGCTAAAAGAGCTAGGCAAGCACAGTCTATATATGATAAACCTGCCGAAGAGCCTGTAAAAATCAATCCCTATACTGGTCACTACGAGGGTGAAGAGAAGTCCGTTGGTGGGTTCTTTGAATTTCTTGCCGATGATTTCGTTCATATGGGCAAGGGATTTGCGATGATGGCAGTAGAGGCTTGGAATGAGTCTATCTGGCTATGGGATAACGCCGAGGATATCGGACTAATCTTTAACAAAACTCTTCCAGCAGAAAGTCAATCACGCCAGTTCCAGAAAACTTCCGCCCTTAATAAGTCTGTTTGGGATTGGATGGATACCTTCCAACTTGGTAAGGAGGTTAGGTTTACTGCTGACCAGATAATAGAGGCAACCATTAGTCCCTACGAGGACGGGCTAGTAGAGGCTATATATCACAGACCGTTTACCTTCTTTCTTGATCTTACTGCGGTGGTATCTTTAATAGGAAAGGCAGGTTCGTTGGCAGGTAATGCTGCTATCAGGTCCGGTTCTGTAGCTGCCAAGACTAAGTACATGAATAGACTTAGGGAAAGACCACCATCACGGCAATTCATTAACAACCCTGATGGGCGGAAGGTAATGATTAAGGAGCAGGGGAGTAGGTTCGACCAGAAGTATAGGGCATTATTTGAAAGACCCCGAAAGAAGCAGGTACAAAAAATCTCCCAGTTTATATCCGACTCTCCTTACTTGGCGTTTAAGGCACCGTTTAAGGTAGCAGATAACTCTATGGTTCGTGGTGCCTTTAAGGAAACCGGGATAGCGAAAAAGTATGTAGATATAAAATCTTATATAGCAGGTACCCCAACTGCTAGGGCAGCTATTAAAATGTGGGGATCAATCATGGGTAAGCTGAGGATGGAAGTAAACCTTAACTACACCCATTGGTCAAATGATCTACCACTACTTATCCCTAGACATGGAGAACGGGCATACTGGCATTACTTTTATAAGGTAGATGAGTTAGGTAATCACGTTACATATTTTAGAGAGAAGGGAAAACTAAAGCACACCGACGAGTTGTGGTCAGAGCTTGGACTAGACGTTACTTCCAAAACACCGGGGGAGCTTGGTAAGAAGCAAAGTGTCGCGCAACTACAGGTGCTTAAAGAGAAGGCATCGCTACATAGCGACTGGTCTTTCAGTAATGCCGAGGCAGCTTACTGGGACTTCGGTTGGAGAAAGTCTCAGGACGGAGCATTGTCAGCACGGGCACACTCCCTGCTTGCACACCTAGCATTTGAAAAGGCAGAGCTAGAGATAGGTGCAGCACTTCTAGCCATTAAAAACAAGGGTGGTAAAACCGCTAAGAAGTATATGATCTTTGGTGAGGAGGCACTCCCGGCAACAGAACGTCAGGTAATCCACCAGAAATGGCGAGATAAGTATGTTAATGTTGACTACAAATCTGCCAGACAAGCATTAGCAGAAGTAAAGAGAATCATTAAACGTGCTGAGAGCGAGAAGCATGGGATGGGGAAGCCTATAGTCCCATATGCCCCCTTTGTCCAAGCAAAGACTATGGATGTCCTTACCTTTACTGATGTACTAACTGGTGAGAGCTTGCTCAAATCTATAGGTAAGAAGGGGAATCTTGAGAAGAGGTTCGGTAGGGCTGCGATTACTATGGACGTTCATACCGTAGCGTTCAAACATTTCCAGAGAGCGGCAGATGTTAAGTATACCCTGCAAGCGGTTAGTGCCCTACAGAATAAGTGGGGTAAAAAGATGCGGGTTTCAGGGGATAAGGCACAGGCAAACATAGCCCGTACTCACCCAAACTGGGAGGAGACAGTACCCTCTCATATGCTGAATAAATATTTTGATAGCGAGTTAATGATACAACGGGGGATGGTAGACGAGTACGCAAAGCTATACTTGTCTATATCTGAGGAGTACAAGGCGTTAAGAAAAGATCCTAAGAGGCTTGCAGCGTGGTATAAAAACGACGAGGTTGGTAAGCAACTAGCCAAGGGTATCGAGATCCGAGGTAAGGTCCACAAAGAACTTACAGACGATCTAGTACAGGAAATGTCGGAGTTACGTTCCGCGCAGTTAAACCTAAACAACTGGTCCAACAGACACAAGCATCTGGAACTTACTGAGAAAATCAGGAAGACTTGGGAAGACTTTCTTGTGAAGGAGATCGGTAGTGAGTGGAGATGGTTTGTTCCTAAGGAAATTAACCGGGTCATCCACTTACAGATCCAGTCACTAACGGGCGGTATAAAGCTTTGGGCACCGATTCTTAATCAGTACCGATTTATGGCACTCAATTTATTCCCCCGATTTTATATAAACAACTATATAGGTAACTCGATACTTACCCTGTTCTCTGGTGCTGCCCATCCAAAGTATGCAGAAGCTAAGAATCTATCGTATAAGTATTTCCCTGAAGCTATGCAGAATGTTATCACACAGGAACCAAACGCATTTATTCAAGCCACCTTTAGAAAAACCGGGTGGAGTAGGGTTGTATTAAAATATTCTAAGAAGATGATGCAGGAGTTTCAGGTAAGTGCTGAGTACACCCCAAGAATCCTAGCTATGGCACAGGGGTACCACGGTTCCCTGATGAAGAGGAGGTATACCAGAACCCTACAGGCTGCGGGAGACTTCGATCTGAAGATAGCCAAGGCGCTAGAGTCTGGAATGGAGGCGTACAGGAAACAGCAGGTACAGGCAGGTGCATCAATCGCAGCTACCAATCAATTCCTCGGAGAGATACGAAAGCAAAACGAGTTTAGAGAGGAGTTAGCTAGGAATGTAGCAAGTCAGGTTGACCTTCTAGACGAGCTTAAAGGCAAGAACGGTACTATGGCAGGTAAAGCCAAGACGGACCTAATAGCCACGCTCGTAGGAGACATGGAAGGTGTAATAGTAAAGCTAAAGAAACATGGTGCATCAGACCAGACTCCGTTTATAAAGTGGTGGGATGAACAGACTATTGGTGGGTTTACCCACTCCCAAATAGCAGGTCTTATTGATTATATAGGCAAGCCCGGTAGGTCTAAGGCATGGGAAATAGGTCTTAGTGGCGCAGTGGGTAGAACAAACTTAGCAGCACAGGAAATATTGAACGGATTCAGGCAGAGACTAACTGGTATTAAGGACATTGAGAAGGCTATTCCTGATGTTACTATGCGTGACCTCCCTAACGGTGGTATAGTTTATACCGGATACCACGGTACTTATAGCACAAGATCACCGGGTCGTAGGGGGAAGACTGATATCCATAGCGGTACCCATGCCGCTGCAAAGGATAGGCTATACAATATAGCACCGGAACGACTGGACGAGATGTCTCCACAGGCTAGGGCTGCATTAGCTAAGGTTAAGGGTCCTAAAGCACATGAGCCAAGTGGTGGTCCTGTTACTCCCGGCTCTAAGGGTAGGGTTTATGCTACCGAAACAACACTAAAAAAACCATACGGGTCTAGGTCTAAGCCTATCTCAGAGGTGGAGATGGCTAAGATACTAAGGAGTCCCAGAAAACTAGCGGCACTTAAAAAGAAGCACGACGGTATCGTTTATATTAACGAGGTAGAAGATGCAGGGAAGGTTAGCGTACTAGCATTTAGTAGCAGATCTATCAAGCTAGGAGAAAGGGTTGACAGTGTCAAGAAGATAAGACCCAAAAAAACGCAACCCAGATCTGTTACGCCGACAGGCTACGCGGGTCGATTGGATCAGCTAGATGTTTTGGATATGTTTGTTAGGAATAATAAGTATTCCAAGGTAATCGGGAAGCATACTCTGGAATCAATGGGCATTCCTAAGAGTCAGATACCTGCCCTTATAAGAGATGCTGCTAGATACAGGACTAAGTTTAGAAGGTACGCCAGAGCAACCCAAAAGATGCTAAAGAAGATAGATGAGCTTAGTCTTGAGAAGGCTATACTTAAACTAGATGATGCTCTCAAGAAGCTCCCGCTAAGTAAGGCGGAAAAGATAAGAGCCACCATGTTCGGTGAAGCTATTGACCACATGGAAGTATTCTTTGGGGCATATAACTCAATTCACCCAATAGAGAAGGCACTTGTTAGGAACATATTCCCATTCTGGACGTTTCCAAAAACAATGTTCATGCTCATGTTCCGATATCCGGGTATAAGACCTAAGAGTGCAGCACTATGGGCACACGTTAGCGAGTATATGATACAGTCTGTCAACCCAGATACCGCAACAAGGAGGTTTGCTAACTCTATAGCCCTTGGTGGATATGCAGATGGATTCTTACGGTTTGTTAGGTACGGTAGTTGGAATCCATTCGATGGTAACAGACTAATGCGGATAGGTAACGCACCTATATTCCCGCAAGGGCTTAATCCGGTCAATGCTAACCCGGCATTTAAGGTATTCATTGAAACTACCTATGGTCGGGATACATTTACAGGGTACCCGGCAGGATCTAGAGAGTGGATGTCTCCTTCCGGGGAAATCATGGAACCAGATCCTACAGATCCCGGTAAGTTTAGATTTAGGACGCCACAGAAGCCATTCCTTGAGGCGGTAGCCTCCGCCTTCCTACCACATTGGAGAATGTACAGGGAAATTACTGATCCAAATGCTACCATACCTAAAATCCCCGGGACTGACGAGTACCCGTATGAGCGTAAGAAATGGTGGGGTTTGATGCGCCTGTTAGGTGTGGGAGTTACCATTAGAGACGCTCAACAGTTGAAGGCACAGGACTATGCCTATAGAACCCAGCTATATGAACGCATAAGAAAGGTTTCTCAATTCTACGGCAAGGATGAGAAAGAGATAGCGGAGAAGTGGTGGAAAATGTACCTGATCGGGAGAGATCAGAAGAACGGTGGTGGTGATAATTTCATGTTTAACCCGAGGTTCTAGTGGCAAAAGATAAATACAAGAAACTACCGGAAGACCCGCTATCTACAGATATGCAGCGCCAACAAAGTCGTAACTATCTTGGGCTATCCCCCGGTAGGCACGGTATCTGGGGCAATCCCTCTGTCCCGGTAAACTGGGATGAGATCTCTGAGCCTATGACAAACCTTAGCTATGATATGATGATGGGTGGTGGAATAACAAACCTATCATTACCCGGAGTTCTGGAGGGTAAGTGGTGGCATGGTGCTAGTGGTACTGAATTAGCTCCCTCGTTATCATTTAGGGTTTCACCATCTACTGGGTTCTATTATAGACCACCAACAAGTAATTCTATCTGTCTAACTATTGACGGAGAGAACAAGGTTTGTTGGGATACAGATAATCAGCAGATGGTTGACGACTATGACTTGTTCTGGTCCAGTAGCACTGGTGGTGGTATAGGTAGGACAGATGGGGCACAGTGTCCATCTAGAGTATACGCAGGATTAACAGGGGTTGATACCTCAGGTGAGCTACGTTGGGGATCTACGGTATCCCCCCTTGCTTGGGCACAACACTCTAGGTTAATACACACGAACGCTACCCAGAGGACCTATACATTTCAGGACGCTAGTGGAACTATGTACCAAACTGGCGGTCTGGATGTAGCTATAGCAGACGGTGGTACCAACGCATCTACACAGACAGAAGGGTTTGATAACCTAGCTCCCACTACTACAGAGGGGGATCTAATTATCCATGATGGTTCAGATAATGTAAGGCTAGGTATAGGAGCATCAAACCAGCATCTAATATCTAATGGTACTACGGCAACATGGGGGGATTATGCACCACCAGAATCTCCGATTAAATTAAGTTATAAACTCTTAGACCAGACTTATACTAATGTTCACCCTGTCTTTGTAAATGATAACCACTTAGTTTTAGAGAACCTAGTTGCGGGACAACACTACTGCGGGAAACTTATTGTGTGGTATAAGGATGACACCGTTGTAACACCACAATGTATTTATACAATAACTGCTGATTCCTCAGCGGTATCACTCGCTTACTGTGCATTTGGTGTTACCTCAGCGTTTGGGTCTATGGTAGTTTCCGGTGGTACTCTAGGGCTGGACTCTACATTTAAGCTTTACGACGAAACTGGTACAGGGTTTGTAAACTTGGCTATTTCTAACCAGTTCCACGGTGTCCCTAATACTGGTACGGTAACTGAGTTTCACTTCTCCTTTCAGCTACTAGATGCGTCTGCTAACGGTGATATAGAGTTTGCGTTTGCTATATCTGGTGACCCGTCCCCTAGCGCAAGAATAATGGCGGGTTCTTATGTTGAATATAGGAAGGTAACCTGATATAATTATATAGTGAGGATCCTATGCCTGATGAGAATAACAAGACCAAGTGGTATGTAAAGACTATACTGGGTATATTGTTTACTGGGCTAGCTGCGATATGCAGTGTACTATGGACAGACAGGATGGTTATGGAGACTAGGCTTAGAAGTGTAGAGGTCAAGGTGGGCAGACAGGATTCATTTCAGTCCGAGGTATTACGACGACTGGAAAGAATCGAGAGAAAACTAGACACAGCAGCAGGAGTAGGTAAGTGAAAAACTATCATTGGTT